CAGTCCTAACGATTGCCAGCGAGGAGCCGACTGTATCTAAGTTTATTACCCCGGCGGCAGGGGCGATCACGATTGCTGGATCTCAACCGGCAATTGCACAACTGGAAAATCCCCAGACCGGAACTTTGACTCTTGTTGGGCACGCACCGGCAACGGCAATAAGCATAGTTATTACCCCGCCAAGGGGGCAGTTAAGTTTGGTGGGTGGCACGGCATCTGTAGTTCAAGTAAATTGGACAGATATCAACGACGGTCAGACGCCGGGTTGGGTAGACGTAAACGATGGACAAACACCGGGGTGGAGTGGTATAAACGACCAGCAAACGCCCAATTGGTTTCCAATAGCGGCCTAAAGGGAAAACATGTACGTATATAAGATCACGAACAAGGTAAATGGGATGCTGTATATTGGCATAACGTCTAAAAGCATAGCCGAGCGTTGGCGTTTGCATCAAAATTGGACTCGGTGGAAAAAGCCGTACGGGTTACATTTAGCCATTAGAGAATTTGGCGTGGATAACTTTACTATCGAGCACATAGCCTCCGCTAAAAATTTTGCTGATCTTCGCCAGCTTGAAAAGCAAGTTATATTGCAGTACAACTCCTTATTTCCCAATGGCTACAATAAAACAACAGGGGGGCAGGGAGTGCTAGGGTATAAGCACACACTAGAGTCACGTAAAAAAATGTCTGAAAAAGTACGTGCGGCAGGTCCACACCCTATGCCACGGGAAGCAGTAGAAAGAGCAAGACTCGCAAGAATTGGTCAGACACGTACTGACGAGCAGAAAAAACGAATTTCGGCTAGTAGAGTTGGTAAGGGGCTTTTAAACGATGCTGCTAGAAAGTATTCAAAAGAAGTGGTTCAAAAAGCTTTGGAATTGCTAGATCTTGGGGTAAAACAAGTAAACGTTGTAAAAATTACTAAATTATCTCAATCGTATGTTAGCAATCTTAAAACCGGTAAGCGTGGGCTTACAATTAAAGGAGCATAACTGTGGCCTCCACTTACTCCTCGCTCAAGATTGAACTCATTGCTACCGGGGAACAAAACGGTACTTGGGGAACGACCACTAACACTAACCTTGGCACAGCCCTTGAGGAAGCCATTGTGGGTCGGGCTACGGCAAATTTTACAACCGATGGCAATTTGACCCTGACTTTAACAGACTCGAACGCAACCCAAGTAGCCCGTAATCTGGTGTTGAACTGTACCTCTGGCGTTAGCCTAACGGCTACCCGGGATTTGATTGTCCCCGCAATTGAGAAGCCATATATCATCCAAAACAACACCACGGGCAGTCAGAGTATTCGGGTTATTGTGGCTGGCGCTTCCGTAACCGTCCCAAACGGAAAGACGGCTTATATTTATAACGATGGAACGGATATTAAATATGCGTTTGATCAAGTAGGCGCTTTAAATGTTGGCGGTGCTTTGGGGGTTACGGGGGCTACGACTCTTACAACTTTTACCGCAACCGGTGACGGTACGTTCTCTGGAACGGGCCAAGTTAAAATGCCTTCTGGAACTACAGCACAGCGTAGTGGTTCCCCCTCTAAAGGAATGTTCCGGTTTAATGATGACACGGACGAGTTCGAGGGCTACGACGGCTCTGCTTGGGGGAGTATTGGTGGAGGCGGTCAGGCCGGTGGTGCAATTTTAGTAAATAACGATACGGCAACTGTAAGTTACACAATTGCCAGCGGTGAGAACGGTTTAAGTGTAGGCCCAGTCACTGTCGATTCGGGCGTAACTATTACTGTTAGTTCAGGCCAGCGTTGGCTGGTTTTATAAGGAGTAAGGTATGAGTTTAATTCTAAGCGGATCTGACGGTTTATCAGATATTGACGGTTCTGCATCAACCCCGGCTATTCGTGGTACGGATGCTAACAGTGGGGTTTTCTTTGGGGTAAATACAGTCAGTATTTCAACCGATGGCACAGCCGCAGTTACAGTAGATTCAGGCCAGAGAACAAAGTTTCCAACAACTATCGGAGTTGGTGATGCTACCCCATCCACATCAGGTTCAGGTATTACTTTCCCTGCTACGGCATCTGCATCCTCTGACGCAAACACGCTGGATGATTATGAGGAAGGAACTTGGACACCTGCTTTTTTTAGTGATACTGATAATCTTCAAATAACATTTACTAGTACTAACGCTTTATATATAAAAATTGGTAGACTTGTTTATTTACTCTGTAACACTGTACGAAATCAAGTATCTGTTACAGCAGGAACTTTATATATGACTGGACTTCCATTTACTCCAGTATCAACTCCTGCAAACCTTATAAGTAATCTTGCTTGGTTTGATAATGGTGGTGTGACGATAGATTATTTTGCTGGTTCATATATTAATAGTTCAAGAATGTATTTCACCCAATTAACTAACCCTGCACAACAACAAGCGTCTAGATATATCCAAACGGGAAATTTAAATAACACTCGAAGTATTTATTTTTCTGCTTCATATATGACTGCATAAAATTATCTAGTGTGGATTCACTAGACGGAAAGGAAATAAAATGGCTTTAACCAAAGAAACCGTAGTAGACCAAATTACAGTAACCGAAAACGGCATCGTGCTATACCGTGAGGTAACTCGCATTGTTGAGAACGGCGTTGAGTTTAGCCGTAAGTACCATCGTACCAGCCTGACACCGGGACAAGACCTGACAGGACAACCAGCCAATGTCGTTGCTATTTGCAACACGGCATGGACACCGGAAGTAATTGCGGCTTATCAAGCACAGATGGCGGCTAACCGCATTGGAGGTTAATCATGCCATATGGCACATTAAATGCAGACACAATAACCAACTCTAACGGCTTAAGCGGCAATGCCATCGGCCCGGGGTTCAAGAACCGGATTATTAACGGTGACATGAGGATTGACCAGAGGAACGCTGGGGCTGCGGTGACTGCTAATGGTGCGTTTCCGGTTGACAGGTTTGTTGTTGCAAACGGAACGGATGGTGCATATTCAGTACAACAGGATTCTTCTGCACCAGCAGGTTTTGTTAATTCTGTAAAATTTACCACTACTACGGCAGACGGAACTCTTACAACAACGCAAAACGCTCATGTTCGACAACGAATTGAGGGAACCAATGTTTCCGATTTAGCATGGGGAACTGCCAACGCCAAGACTGTGACTTTATCTTTTTGGGTTCGCTCTAGCCTTACTGGAACTTTTGGTGGGTCTTTAAGAAACGGTGCAAATGATAGAAGTTATCCGTTTACTTATACAATTTCAGCAGCAAATACTTACGAATACAAAACTGTGACGATTGCTGGCGATACAACCGGTACTTGGCTAACAACAACTGGAACAGGCATTGATGTTCTTTTTAGTCTCGGTGCTGGCCCTGATAGAAGTGGTACTGCTGGTGCGTGGAACTCCAACAACAACACCTCAGCCACAGGCGCAGTCTCAGTCATCGGCACTCTCAACGCCACTTGGTACATCACAGGCGTTCAATTAGAAGTCGGCCCATCCGCCACATCGTTTGACTACAGACCGTATGGCACTGAGTTGATGTTGTGTCAGCGGTATTTTCAAAAGTCATACGGACAATCAACGGCTATTGGGACTGCGTCTACTACGCCGGGATTGATTGTTGGAAAAGTTTCAAGCAACACAGTCCCAGACGGAGAACCTTACAATACTATAGTTTTTCCAGTAACCATGAGAGCAACCCCAACAGTAACAATTTATGGATATGTTGGCGGTAGCGGCAAAGTATCAAATTGGGCAGGTACTGATTTAGCCGCTTCTTCTGGGGAAGCGTTATACATAGCAAATAACGGATTTATTGTACGAAATAATTCTGGCGGGACGCTTACCACTACTCAATTTGCTGTCATTTATCACTACATTGCGAGTAACGAATTATGATTATTTATAAACTAATTGTTGCGCCATTAAATAATCTTGTGCAACGCCTTTCCAATAACGCTTGCATCCCCTTTGACCCTGCCAACACAGACTACGCAAACTTCAAAGCGCAGATCATGGCGGATGAAGCACAACTGCAAGACGCTGAAGGCGTCACCATGTCGCCAGATGCGGCTAAGAACTTTGTTAAGGAGTTACCATAATGCCCAGCACTATACTTTCGGACAATGGCGCATCAAGCGGCACGGCTGGCCTTAAAAGCACCGGATCGAACGATGGTCAATTAGTTTTACAGACCACCACGGCTGGAGGCACCGCCACCACGGCAATGACGATTAACACAAGTCAGGCAGTAACCTTTGCCCAGACCGCAAACCTACCCAATACCTTTGGCTTTAAAAACCGTATCATCAATGGTGACATGAGGATTGACCAGAGGAACGCTGGTGCGAGTGTTACGCCATCAACTACCGCAAACGCATACCCAGTGGATAGATTTTTGGGGGCCGTGTCTCAAAATAGCAAATTAACAATACAACAAAATGCTGGTTCTGTAACTCCGCCAGCAGGATTTGTTAATTATGCTGGTGTAACTTCTTCTTCTGCGTATTCAATTACCTCTAGTGATTATTTTGTGTTTTATCAGCCCATTGAAGGAACAAATGTAGCAGACCTTGCTTGGGGTACAGCAAATGCTAAAACAGTTACTTTATCTTTTTGGGTAAGGTCTAGTCTTACTGGAACTTTTGGTGGTTCCCTAGTAAATTCTGCTACAAATAGGTCATATCCATTTACATATACTATTTCTTCAGCAAACACTTGGGAACAAAAGACTATAACGATTGCTGGCGATACAAGCGGAACTTGGTTGACAACTACTGGAATTGGAATTCGTGTTTGGTTTGGTCTTGGTGTTGGTACAACTTACAGCGGAACTGCCGGTTCATGGTCAGGAAATTATTATCTTTCAGCCACCGGCGCAACCAGCGTGGTCGGAACCAATGGAGCAACTTGGTACATCACAGGCGTACAACTCGAAGTAGGCTCAACCGCTACATCGTTTGACTACAGAGACTATGGGCGTGAGTTGGCGATGTGTCAGCGGTATTACTATAAACAATTTGGCGGCACAAGTTCTACATATATCGGCGGTGTTGGTTTAGTTGTCTCTACAACCGCTCTGCAAACCGTTGTTCCTTTTCCAACGCAAATGCGTATTGCCCCAACAGCACTAGAGCAAACAGGTTCGGCAAGTGATTATAGAATTGTTACTGGGGCTGGAGTTACAACTAACTGTTCCGCAGTGCCAACTTTTGTTAATGCACAGGTATGGCAAGCCGTTACAACCTTTACAGTTTCAAGCGGTCTAACAGCGGGTGGAGCGGGATTTGGTCGAGAGTTAACTACAAGCGCATTTCTTGCATGGAGCGCAGAACTATGATTTACAAAATACATTCCATAGTAGACGGACAAACCATATTTGCCCGTATTGATGACGATGGCCTATGCAGATTAACTTGCATTGCAGCGAATCCAGAGTTCCAAGATCATCTAAAGAACGGTGGAGAACTACAAGACGCAGATGGTAATGTGATGTCTGCTGAGGCCGCACAGGCTTTCGTCGCTACTTTGCCTTGATGAGACAGGAATGAATTTTGTCAGATTTAGATCCGATTAT